CTTAGCAAACTCAACAATTTCTTTAAACTGGTGTTTGCTTTTTTGTGCCATTTCAAAAACTTTTTGTTTGTTATTATCTGTTAATGCTTCATACATCTTTAATACAGCATTTGCAATTAATCTATCAACAACCAAAGTAGTATTATCTTCAAATACAATACGTCTAGTGGTTTCATCTGATACTATTTCTTGCAATTGATGTATCACATCTTGTGTTTCTGGTTCTCCAAACTCTTCAACTGACAACAATGAAATGCCTTTATCGTCAAACGGAATACTAACATATTTTTTAATGCTATCAACGTAATATAAAGCAACTCGTTGACCATTAGGGAATTGTCTAATGGACTTTCTACGCATTACCATAATAGCAGGAGGATCCTTAGGATTTTGTTTAGAAGAAACTTCTTCTAAATCCTCAATATCCTCCTGTACCGGAATACTATCAATGTAATCTTTTAAAGATTTCATTAGTCTTCTTTGTCGCCTTTATGCATGCGATTTTCGTGGCCTTTAACTTCTTTTTTGGCAACATCTTTACACATGGCTTTATCTTCAGATTCGTCTTCGTGGCCTTCTTCTTTTTCTTCCAATTGAACATCTTCAGTTGAAATAGACATGCCTAACATTGAAGCACCAACCTCTTGTTTCTTAGCTTCAATTGCCGCAGATACTCTGTCATGAATAGAAGCGTATAAAGCTTCACGCATCTCTTTTGCGTTATCATCAGCTGCGAAATCTATAATTTGTCTTGCGTTCATGTTATTCTCCAAATTCATTATGGTATATTTATAATACTATTGTTTAAGGTTTAAGTCACCACCGCCACCACCACCATTAGATGGTTTGGTTTGTTGTGGTGCTTTCACTGGTGCCGGAGCACCTTGAGGACTTGCGTCCTGACCGCCTGGTTGAATCATTGGGTCTTGTTCTAACGTTGGCGTTTGTGGTGATTCACCGCCACCAGGACTCATTCCAATATACTGTAAATCTGCAGGCATTGGAACACCTCTACTACGTTCATCTTCGATTTCTTTGTCGATTGTTTGAATATCAGCATCAGAGAATCTAAGAACATTTCTACGAATCCAATCCATAGAATAATAACGACCAGTATATAAATCAATTTGACTTAATAAACTTAAACGCTCTCTTAATATTTCAGCGTCTTTTAATTCAGCAAAGTTATTATCACGAATGAAATCATAATAGATGCCTTCTTTAAATACATTCCATTCATCTTCGGTACAAACACCTTTGAGAACACATTGTATTTTTAAAGCTTCATCAAATAATTCTGTAAAGCGATTACGTAATCTATTAACAAACTTAGCAAACTTAACTTCATCACGTGAAATTTCAGTTGCACGGCCAATAGTAAATGAAGTTGCTGATTCCATACGTGAAACAGGAACATTTAAGCATTTGTATAATTTCTTTTCAAAATACTTAACATCTTCTAATTCACCTAGGTTTTGACCACCAGGTAAAGTTTGAATTTCAGTACCTTTACCACCTTCACGGCGAGGCAACCAAAAGTCTTCCATCATAGACATGTGTTTACGTTCATCTCTAACTTCACCAGTTTGAGCATCATAAACGATTTTGTTTTTATATTTAACCATGATGTCACGGAGATATTGTTCCGCTTTCATCTTAGGTAAGTTACCTACATCAATGTAGAAAATTCTACGTTCAGGTGCACGTGATATACGATAGATAACCGTTGCATCTTCAATCATTCTCAACTGATTTAATGGTTTGATTGCCTTGTGTAGGTATGATAATACCGATGCCCTTCTGGAATCCATTAGGCCTGAGTTTACATTGATTATTGAATCTTTGGCAATTCTAACCCCAACAGGACCATAATTAGACGATGACCCATTAATAGACTTGTCATTGAAAATATAGTATTCGTTAACCACGACTACCATTTCAACGCCAGTTCTAGGGTCTTTATCTTTTTTAACCTCACGAACCTTACGGATTTTACGTGGGTCAATGTATCTTAATTCTTTAATACCCTGAGTCGGATTCTCTCTGTCAATCAATATATGATAGAACAACCGACCGTCAATGTAAAAGCGTCTGAATATATCAGGCGCCATATTGTTGTAGTTAAGCAATTTCAGAATGACATTAAATTCATTTTCAATTGCTTTTTTAATCTTGGGTGATACGTTTAACTTATCTGTAATTAATTTAATATTTTCACCATCGTCATTTTGTACGATAGCTTCATTACAAATATCATCAATAGCAGATTCAATTTCAGGTTGCATCGCCATTTCACGATAACGACCAATAAGTTCTACTTCATTCTTTGCTGTACCATCTAAATCGACATACGTACCGTAATACGCGGCCTGCGTGATGGTTAGAGCGCCGTCATCATTTGATGGCGGTGTAAAAGATTGCGTAGAATTCTGTTGTTCTTCGTCTTCTTGCTGACGAGATATTTGGAACCCAAAAAGTGAAAAAGCCAATTTAATTTCCTTTATTCAATATTCAAAATAACATAATAAGAGGGGATTTCTCCCCTCTTCCATATAGCATCATTAAGATGTTGTATCTGATTCCCAGAATTGATAGGCTAAAGTTACGCCAAATTCTTCAATACTGTCGTTAGAACCCCAATCTAATTCGATTGGAGAAACATCGGTTGGGAATAAACCAACAAATTTATAAGATTTAATTGGTAAACCAGCTTTACTAAACTGAGTTACTGTTGCATCAGTAGTATATAGTAGTTGATTATATGCTGCTGGATTTCTTACGTTTAGAGAGTGACTGTTAATTGCATCAGACCATTTCTCAAAAGCGTTACGTACATTGAAATCTTCATCATTGATAATCGTAATAGACCAATCTGGAAAGGTTCTATTACCTGCAAACTTCATTTCACGACCGAAGTAATACATTGGGACTGTTCCGACTGTTGAACCTGGCAACTGTGCGGTCTTGGCCAAAAACGAAAGTCTTTGGCCAGCCACTGGTGAATTTGCCACCGTTGGGAAGGTTAACGATACTTGGAACAGATTAGGACGAGCGCCATCTCCTAAGAGATTGGCTCTAAATTCTGTTACATTAAATGCCATGTTTTTCTCCTATACTGTCTTTATTTATTAAAACTTCCCAACGATTTCTGTGAAGTCTACGCCAGTTCTAACAGCAACAAAATTCAGTTGAATGAAGTTGATTGAACGAGCTGGTTTGATGTAGATATCACCAACGAATTGGTTGGAATCAATAACTTGAGCAGTATTATTTGTTGAATCGCAAACTACACGGTAGTCATAGATACCACGGCGACCTTTAACGTCACGTAAGAATGGTTCTACCAATGCAACGAATTGCGCTCTGGTAAATTCATCATTAAATTCAAACAATGAATATTTAGCAGCAACTGCGATTGCTTTCTCAAGTACAATAAACAATCTGCGAACATTAATTCTATCGAAGGCTGATGGTTTTGATTGCATGGTTTTGTCACCATATAATACAACACCTTCACCAGGGAACGCTACAACTGGATTAACATTTGCGGGATATAATGTATCTCTATCTGTTTTATTTGGATTCCAAGAAAGTTTAACAACATTCTTGATACGACCACGATTTAAACCAGCAGGAGACCACCATGGATCACGAACGTTATCAGTATAGACACATAAACCAGCAATGTCACCATTAAGTGGAACATATCTATAAACATTATTGTATTTGTCAAATTGATATTTCCAAGCTGAATCCATAACTGAATATGAAGTTCCGATATTCAATGAGTTTCTATAAGATACCACAGCTGATGCTGATGGAGTACTTACGGCACTAGCAAAACTAGGCGATAAGAACGCTAAGCAATCTTTACGACTATCAGCAATTTGATGTACATACTCAGGAACAGTGGTTTTATCACCAATTTCTGAAGCGTTACCGGCTACAAGTAATGATACATCAACTTCTTCAGAATTAGCGAATAAATCCCAACCTGTTACATAATGAGATTGTAAAGCTGGAACATCTACGCCACCAGCCAATGTTTCATCATAAGTTGGAGTGGTTGTTCCAAAATTTCTACC